CCCATCACCGGACATATTTTTTAGAAGATCCATCATCTTCTGGGCATTTCGTACATCCTCCTCCGTTGTCGGTGGATTCATGATGTCCCTGCGGCTATATTGGTCGATCAGGGACATGACAGGTAAATCGTAGAGATGGCAGATAAAGTCGGCGCTCTGAACATCCTCTGCTGTCAGTGGGCACAGAAAATCCTTGTAATAAACAACTCCGCAATCAGGCCCTCGATAAAGGCTGTTTTTCTTGGTGATCATTTTCGGAGCAAAGATCGGAATCTCCGGCATCGGGGTAATTTGATCGCGCTCAAGAACCATTCCACCAAAAGGTTGCCCTGTAGCTGGATTCATTCCCTGAACAAAAGAATCTTCCTCTGTAATTGGTAGTCCGTCAGTGCCAAGAATCTCGTTACCCTGCTCGTCAACTAGGACGTTTTGCATGGTTTTGTAGATCATGTCTCGGTTCTTAAAGGTCGTTTTGACAACGGCCTCGCCACGGATAAAAGCGTACTCGATTGCTTTTATGAGTTGGTTTTTGACGTTTGTTTTATTTTCGATCTTCCACTGGGCGTGTTTTTCAATCGTCTCGGCAAGTTCGTCATCCTGTTGTGCCACCGGATACACTCCAAACCACGGATCAGTTCCAAAGAAATACTCAACGGATCGAGCGATCATCTGGCGAACCATGCGTCGTGTGACAGGAAGCGTCAGATTACTTTCCTTAAAGATTCCACCTACTGCCCAGCGCCTCCACTCGACCTTATTGTGATAGGTCATTTCGTAGTAATCACGCTTACCCATGAAAGTTCTTCCCCCAGTGGGCTTTTCGGGATCTTCACGCTCGAACCAGTTGTGCCAGAGAGTAATTGTCCTGCCCAACTCCACTTCAAGTTGTTCGATGCGGGTCGTGGCAAGTTCCATCAGCTTATCCTCGGTGGCACGATCAAGCCGCAGGGAACTAGGGAAAGGTACCCTGGGGGCATTCGGGTCTAATGCCGGTGATACGTCAGGGAGTTTCCTATTATCTAGGGCGTTTGTGGCTTGGTTGTCTGAAGAAATCATATTTTCGTCTGTGATTGCGTTTTATACTTGTGTTTTGGGTTTATAGCCAGCCTTCTCTTTCAGGATAAATTCATACCAGAGCCACGATTTTTCAGGATTTCCAGATCCCTCATGGAGTTGCCAGTTTCGAGCCTCCTTTGCCATTTCTTCTCGTTTCTTGGGATTAAATGCCAAGCACGAGGCGTAATAACTGGCCTCATCTGCTGAATTACAGAGAAAACCAGTCACTCCGTGCTGAATTTGTTCCTTAAAACCCTGAGTATTTGATCCTATTGGGACACATCCACTAAGCATTGCCTGGGTGGTGGAGATTCCATAACTTTCTAGGAATGGGTAGTAATGAAGCAGACAATGGCTTGTCGCGTAAAGTTCCGACATCAGCAATGGATCAGAAATATGATCATTGAGAATGACATTGAGTGAACCATTCCACTTGCTCGATGGGTCACAAGGATTTCCCACCTTGTAAAGCGCCTTTTCCCCCCATCCGGCCACCTCTATCTGAACCTTAATTCCAGCCGGTGCCATGATGGAGCTAAACATTCTCCAACTCTCTTCATGCCATTTTTCAGAATCATCGCGGGAGGCTTTGAGCACCCTGAACTCCTTGCGATTTTTCTTTTTGGGGGCAAGCGGCATATAACGACTCTTGGGATTGATATAGATCTGATACCCTTTGCGGTGACAGATTCTTGTCCCCTTTCCGGCGGCCTTGACAAGTTGAGGGCCAACAAGATCTCCATTACTTGTCGTTTGAAAGAAATACTCATCGACAAGGCCATCTTGGATCGCACTGATCTCGGCATCGATCAAATGGGACATACAACTACTCCAGATCATCCATTTTGGCCTGTCTGAATACTGCCTCATGTAGTCAAAGCACTTGTCCTCTCCAAAGCTCATCAGGATCTTGCACTCCTCGAACATACCTGGCCGGTAATGAACGACCGGCACTCCGAGTTGCCTTAAAAAGTTAGCCCTACCACTATCTACGATAGGGTCTCCCATTGGCACGATGCACCGAACAGGTACATTTTTAGATTTCAGGAGTTCTATTGCACCAAGGAGTTCAGGACCACATCCTCCGGCCTGATGAATGATTCCAAAAAACGAAATCACTGAACTTCCTCCATTTTTACGCCGTAGATTACGTTAAAATGATGCTCGCAGGATTCTTGGAAAGTAATGCCACTGCAATTTAGAGAAAGATCTGCCAAGCGACTATAGTAATCATGAGATCTGCGTTTGATTACTTCTTTTGTGACATAATGTTGAGATCCCCATACACCGCAACTATAGGCAGGAACATGATACTCAGGCGGAACAATCCATGTCAGATTCCCAAATGCAGATCCTTTTCCGACACTTGTATGGAAAGGCCTAGAATTGCAGAAATAATCAAAAATGTTTGTCATTTTTTCCCTATTCACTTCTAACAGAATTTCACTGGTATGCCCTATGAATGGTGCTCCTTGTAAAAAAACAATGATGTCATCCAGATTTTCGTAATTTCTGTCAATCCAACGAATCCACTGACCGCAATCCCATCCCCCATTAGGAGTTTTTTCAATTTTTGCATTGATACCTTTAGGTATTTCCGGAACTTCACCTGCCTGAGAAATGGTGATGGAAAAATCTTTAGGCAACGCAGTTAGCCATTGAAGTTGCTCTTTGTAATGCGCCACGACAACTCGAACACTTGGCAATTTATTGATGGGCGTAGAAATAGTGGCGGAAAGGTATTCAGTATTGTTTTTCATAGGTGGTGGTTTTGTGTCTGTTTTAATTTCCAAAAAGCATCTGCTGGATACTCTTTGTTTTAGGCCTCATTGAGGACAATACCTGTTGTTTAGCGTCCTTTCGGCTCTGTTCAAGGATTTTATGGACAAGTTTATGGTCTTCCTCAGTGGGATTTTTAGCCATTTGTGGAGTGATTGCGGCGCGGGTAGCTTGTTGGAATGCTTTTCCTGCTAGTTCCGAATACTTCCGGAACATCTTGTCATCCATGTAGTGAACTTTACCTGTCACTGGATCGACATACCTGCGGGTTGGCTTATCCGGGGCAAATGCCTCGTCCGGATGCTTGGCATTCCAGTTGGCAAAAAGCCTATCTGCCGGTTCGACCTTGGGTACTTCCCTACCCTGCATTGGGGTCAACCTAGAAACCATAGTCCCCTCTTTCTTGATGGGATTGCCATAGAGATCGATCCTGGGTTCATTGAGTGAACCAAATGGCAATGCTGATTGACCTACCCGCTGGGCAATGCGTGGGATGAGTTCTTTGGGGTTGCCCTCAACGCTTGTTTCCCTGACATAAGGATCTGATGCCCGGATTGGCTGGCGTAACAGGTTGGGCACAAAGCTCGCGGCAAAGTTTGCCGCCCAGTCTGCGGCGTTTTGAGGGTCACTGGTAACTCCGGCGATATCTTTTAATCCTTTACCAAAAGATTTTTCCTGAAATTGATTCCATATACCGCCAAAAACCTGCCCTAAGATTTCTTTTCCACTGGCTCCATCGCGAGCAGACTTTGCGGCTCTAATCATGTCAAGGGTTGTACCAAGGACTGTTGCAATAGGCTCGATGCGGCCATAATTGTAAGTGGTTCCATTGACCTTGATATGATAGGCAGGAACCCCAAGACGTTCGGATAATGCCTTGTCTCCCTTGTTGTGGGATTCACTGCTTCCAGTAAATAGGATTTTTTTCTTGTCGTCGTCCTGATCTCCTGCGGCGGCACCCCAGAGAGCGGCCATCAACGACCATGCGAGAATCTGCTCTGAAGTGTCTCGGATCATTTCAGCGCCGGCATAGGGATGGGGGTTAAGTTTTCCGTCTTGGAATTTGTAAAAACCCTCTCGCCCCATCTTGTAGAGCATGGTTGCCGTACCTATAGGTGATTTTCTAATTCCTACGCGGGGGATATTGTAAAGAACGCGTACAAAGGGTATGAAGAATCTTCCAGGAGTATATCCCCTGAGGCCACGTTGAAGAGCTTCCGCTCCGGCCTCGACGATGTTGCCACCCGACTCATCCATGTTCCGAAGTGGTGTCTGGAAAGCCAGATTTACGGCATGGCTAACAGCACGCTCCCATGATTGAGATCCAGGTGTCGTGATTTCGCTTTGAATGTATTTCGCCATCTCATCGCCTTCATATCCCTCGGCCTTGGCAGATCTGTAGGCCTGTGCCCCGACTTCCATGTGGGCGATGATGGTTTTCACGGCATCGTCCATGAAGGCCAGTGCCCTCATTGGCATACGGATGATCCTGCCTGCCTTGCCGGGAATAGCGCCACTTGATGCATGACCGACGATCTGCCCCTGATCGAGCTTCAGATTGTGACCCAACAGATCATAGTCGATCATGGATTGTTCGGCGTCCCATGCACGAAGGCCTGCTCGGACAGCATTGCTTACCCCTGGAACGATTCCTTTCATGATATATTTGAACTCTCCCATCTGAGTTCCCTCTGGATTGCCGATTGCCGAATTTACTAAAGCCTCCATGCCTCTCTGTATGGTGTAATCAATCGCTCCATTAACACCCATTCCGGTAAAGTTAGCCGCGTGTGTCACCATTCCTGAAAGGATTGAGGACATCCAGTATTCGTGAACCATGTTTAGGGCATTTCCGTTACTTGCAGAAATGGTACGTCCCAGTTTGATCGCATCGACAGGATCCGCGATATTGAAAGTGCGATTGGGCTTCTTCTTGGCAAGACCTGCATCCTCACCCATTCCCATGAGTTCGAGTGCTTTCTGAAACTCGGATTCAGCTTTATCAAGGTTGATTGGAGATCTGGAGTTGAGTCCGGATGGCGGTTGCTCGATGTCACTGGCACTCATTCCTTTCTCGAACTTGGCAAAATGCCTTGAACGGAAGCTGTCTTGAAATTGTTTCTTGAGGTTTTCGACCTGCTTGACGCTTAATCCGGTGGCTTTTGCAGTGTTTTCAAATGTTTTTCCCTTCTGAAGGAGCCTGATTGCCGTTTGCTCATTGGGACGGAAACTTCCGATCAGGTTTTCGCTGACCTTGCTTCCGATCAAGGAGACCTTGACCTCTCCGTTGAGGATGTCGTCAAGAGAGACGCCCATGCTTTCGAGAGCTTTCTTTGCTGATTCCATCTGGGCATCGACGATTTTTGAAAGAGCATTAGACTTTTCTGCGGCATCTTCTATTGCATCGATCCTACGAGATTCTTCAGGAGATGGTGAAAAGATCATCTTTGCCAGAAACTCACGATGGCGATCTGCCGGTGACTGAAAGGGATCCACGCGGGATCGTAATCCCCTCGCCTGTTCGGTTCCTGTCTGACGATAGGCATAGATCAGTTTGGCAAGTTCGGCACGTTTTGCGCTGTCGGTAGAGGCTCCGGCGAGTTCACGAGCCACCATCATCTGAGCGGCCTTTGTCTCGGCAGGATTCAGGGTTCCGCCATTCATTCCGGCATCCATGATCCGCTGGCGAGTACCAGCATAGTCATTATCAAGAAGGTTTTTCCCCTCTGCGGACCACTGGGATTCTTTCTGCTTGGTAGCGATGGTTTTTCGGTACTCATCAACTCCCATGATCTGCGGATCAAGGGCACCTAATCCTAATTTAGGGTTTCCAATGGTACGACTTCCGGATTTCTCTGCCTTGGCTAGATTTTGCCAATCAGAGATGTCCCTCATGGCATTTTCCACATCGCCTTTCAGGTCAGATCCTTCTGGATTGAGTGGGTTTCTTGCAAAAAGAGTATTCCTTCCCGACTGATCGGGTGGCGTGGGGCGATCATTGATCCCCTTAAACATGACATCAAATGGAACAATCTTGCCATCTGGCCTCTTAATGAAGTTTCCCTCATGAGCATCACGCATGAGGATTCCTGTATCTCCATGCTTGTATTGACCATATCCATAGTCCCCGGCAAATGGCTCCCACCCCTGAGTTTTTAGGTATTCAGGAAGATCATTGCCGGTAGGGTGCAGGCCTTCGAGGTAAGGTTGGGAAGTCCAGATGGATGGTTTTCCGGTTTTTGGATCTTGGCTTATTCCAAGGAAATCAACTTTTGCACTTGGAACCTCCCGCGAAAACTCATCTAGCCTCCGTAAGTATTGGAAGGCTGATTTGCCTGGGAATCCATATTTTCCATTTGCCGTAGCCTTAACAAGGCGCTGGGTTCCATCGCTTCCTGTTATCTTCCAAACATGGTGCTCTGTTTGGCCTGCATTATTTTTGTCTTTTGAAAACTCATCAATAGCATCTTGAGGGATGATCCTATTGTTTTCTTTTGCCCAATCAATGAGGGCCTTGTCATGATCCCCGATTACACGATTGTCGCTGACGACCCCCGCATATTCCGGTGTTTTGCCCCCAGTAATTTCGACAAACGCGCGTTCCGCTGGAATTGCTTGTCCGACTCCTCCTTGCTCAAGGTCTGCGGAAGTGATTTCTCTGGGAAGAGCGGAGGGCGTCCGGTTTTCTGTGCTGTTTTCTGTGTTGTCATGCGTTAAGTCTTCATTATCCCAAGACAATTTGCCAAGGTTTTCTTGGGTGCGTCCGGCCATTTTATCGCGGATGGCCTGCATTTTCTCTTCTGGGCTGAGCGGTTCGCGGGAATCAAGCCCCTGCGGCTTTCCTTTGATGGGGGTATAGGATAGCTTTTCCCC